AATCGCATCCGTGGTCTCTTTCAGAAGATTTTTGTTGTTTTCTTCTGCCTGTTTCTGTGCAAGGTTATTTTTCTCTGTCCAAAGTTTATCGTATTCTTCCAGTTCCTCAGCTGTCATCTGATTCAGGGACCACAGACTCGCTGCTGCTTCTGGTCCCATCTCGGTCAGTTCATCTATCAGTCCCTGAGATATATTCTTGTTGCTTAATTCTTCCAGCTGCTGCTCCCAGAATTTTAACCCTTCCACCTGAGTTTTCAGATTCGCGGTCAGCACATCTTTGGTGTATCCGCTTGCATCCCACGATTCAAACAGGCTCATGGATGATAGAATTTCCTTTTTGCTGCTGGACAATGCTTCGTCATACGTATCTTGGAGGTCTTTGATGCTTTCTTCCAAATCATCATCAATTTCCTGCTTCTTTTCCGCATAGTCTTCATCCAGTTCTTGCTGCTGCTCGTAATATTCTTCTTTCGCTTCCAGATACATTTGATCCGCTTCGATCCGTTCGTCTGTACCTTCTTTGAACTGCTGTCTTGCAATATCCCAGTATTGCATTTCTGCCTTTGCAGACATGTTATTGTATATTTTGTATTTGCTCAGTGCATCCTTTTGAACGGAAAGCTGTGTCTTTAGTTTTTCCTGCGCCTGTTCTGCTGCTTCTTCTGCAATCTCCTGTTGTAGACTCTTGATCTCTTTTGTAGCGTCATACCACGCTTGTGTACCCTTTTTTAGCTGTTTCTTTACTGATTCCCAATAGGACAGCTGTCTTGAAAGTGACCACTCATTTAAAATCTGCTGATTGGACGCGTATTTCTGTGCTGCCGAATATATTTCGGAATAATATGTTTCCGTACTCTTTTTTACAGTCTTTTTATTTTTCCCACTTCCTGATGTAGTGGTTGATGATACGCTCGCCTTCAGCATTTTCGCGATCGCTTCATTGTACGCTGCTGTTCCTGTTTTGGTAACTGACGCTACCTGCTTCCAGTAATATTTCTGGTCAGATAAAGATACTGAGTTTGATTGTTTATATTTTTTCAGCCAAGCTGTCGCGTTTTTCAACACTTTACTTGACATCGATTCAGCTTCTTTAGCTGACAGCGAAGAAGATTGTTTAATTCCGGTTGCAAATCCTTTTCCGACTTGCTGCCCTACGGCTTTTTGGAATTTTTTCGACGGAGAGTGAATATCTAACTCTTCCTGTGCTGCCTTAAGTGACGCTGCTGCCATCCCTGTGGATGCTTTTTCTACATCTTTCTTTCCACCGCTTATGCCTAATGCGTAGCCGTCCGAAGCATATTTTCCGAGACTTTTGAAAACCTTTGACGGAGAATTTGAATCTTGTTTTTTCTTCGCTGCCGCAATGGATTTTGCAGCCATATTGGATGCTGCGGTTACCGCAGCATTCGTTCCGTTTCTAATTCCAAGTGCATACCCAGATGCTGCATCTGTACCCGCTGACGTGTACTGGCTTTTCTTCGATTTCGCAGCTTCCGCTCCAGCAGATGCCACATTACCTGATGCAGTCTTTACTGCCGATTTGCCTTTTTCAGTTCCTTTTGCCTGACTTTCTGACGATTCTTCTCCCGTCTTTTCGGATGTCTTTTTTGTCTCGCTTTGTTTTTCTTCGATCAGTTTATTTAAACTCTCGATTGCAGATACTGCTTTGCTTCCCCCAGCTGTTATTCCATTCTTGATGCTTTCCGGAATTTGAATTCCCATGTCCTGTGCTGTGGTCACAAGCGTACTTGCTTTATCCGCTATCGCATTGTTGATCTCCGATATTGCCTGTTCCGGCAAAATCGTTCCGGATTTAATGCCCGTTGCAAGTCCGTCGGGTATTTCCACGCCTGCTTTTTCAGCATTACTTACCGCTTCCTCGAAGGAATCTTTTGTGCTTTGCGATATCTCCTCTCCAGACTGCGCAACTGTATCAGATACATTTTCGAATGCATCTCTGATGGCTTCATAACAGTCTTCCGTTGACTCTGCCGACGTTTTCATATTGTCAACAGATTCTTCGACGCTGTCTTCCGCCTTTTCCATGTTCTCTTCCGTTGTATCTGCTATGGAACTTGTCCTTCTGGCAAATGCTTCTGATGCTTCTTTTAATTCATCATCAGACATATTTGCGAACGCTTCAACGTAGCTCGCTCCTTCCGGACCCATATCAGCCAGATAACTGTACAGTTCCTCACTCATCTCATTTCCGGCTTTCGCAGCTATCGTTTTTAGATTTTCCTGCCAGCTCTCAAACGCCGATGCCTGATCTTCCATGTTCTTCAGAATATCATCTGGATTCAAAGTCTCCTGATTATATTCGTCAAAAATATTGCTGACATTATCGACTGCTTCGGCAACTACATCTTGCAGCGTCTGATACGCTTCCGAGATTTCCTCTGTTGCTTCACTTGTACCATCTGCGGCTTCCTGTGTACTGTCCTGATACGTTTCGAGCTCATCGTTTACCTCGCCTATTGCGGAAACTGTATCTTCATATACCTTTTTTGCTTCTTCTGCTGTTTCATTAGCTTCTTTCTGCGCATTTTGTGCATCTTCCAGATTATTTGCTGATCTCCTTGACACGTCTGACATTTTTTCCAATGTAGCTGTGCCGTCTTTCAGCTTTTCGTTATATTCTTCCCGTTCCTTTGTTACTGCCGCTTCCGCTTCCTCTACTGCGCTAGCTGCTTTAGCTGCATTTAATTCAGCATCAAACATTGCTTTGTATGCTTCTTCCTGAGCTTCCATCGCCGCATTCTGTTTTAGAAGCTGTTCCTGATTATTCATCAGGTTTTCGATTGCGTCTGCTGTCAGATTCAGGGTTCCCGTTTCCTCATCATAGGCCGCTGCAAGTTCTGGAATTGTATCTGACAGTTCGGAAACGATATTTTTAACCTGGTACTTTTGAAATTCGCTCTGTTCTTCAGCATCTACGGCTTCAAGCAGAGCTTCTTTGTACATTTCCAGCTTCGCCACATCATCTTCTGCGTTCGACATAGTATCAGAAGCATTCTGTACAGATTCTGATATGCTATCGTTTGCTGCTTGAATGTCGTCAATGAACATCTCCAGTTCGGTTTTTTCCGTTTTCAAGCCTTCTGTAATCTCATTGATTCCTTCTGTGACTTTCTCTACGACTCCCGACAGCATACCATCTGCTATGTTGTACGCTGCAATTCCAAGCCCTTCCATAGCTGAATCCATCTCTGTCAGCTTGCCCTTTAAGTTATCCTGCATGGTCTTTGCCATATCCGATGCAGCTCCATCGGATCCGCGGAGCGCATCTTCGTATCCGGAAACTTTGTCCATGCCCTCGGTGAGAATCTGATTAAGTCCCGACAGAGCTGTCTTGTTAAATGTCGCCGATAAAGCTGCCGACTTTTCTGCGCTTCCCATACCATCCGTTGCCGCTTCAACATCCGTGAGAATGTCTGTCAGATCTCTGAAATTTCCTTGCGAATCTTGCACTGACACAGATGTATCTCCAATTGCAATCGCTCCATCCTGCATCTTCTGCGTGATCTGAGTCATGATGGAAGACAGCTGTGTTCCTGCTTCAGACCCTTTAGTTCCCTGATTCGCCATGGCTTCCAAAAGTGCCGTTGTAGTCTCGATATCCTGTCCTGCTGTATGAAGATTGGCCGCGCAATTTCCATATGCTTCGCCCAGCTGCGTCGCTGATGTATTGCTGTTTGCCTGTGCGTAGGCCAGCATATCTGCCATCTTTGAAGATTCGCTGGCTTCCATTCCAAACGCAGACAGATAGTCCGTTACCATATCCGATGCCGATGCCAGATCCATCTCCGACGCTGCGGCCAGATTCAGAACGCCGTCAATGCCATCCAGCATACTTGCTGTGTCCCATCCGGCAAGGCTCATATACGAGAAACCTTCTGCCACTTCTGTAGCAGAGAATTTTGTAGAACTGCCAAGTTCCTTCGCTTTCTCTTCCAACTGTGTCAGTTCAGATCCCGATGATCCGGACAATGCAGATACTTTAGACATTGCCTCTTCAAAATCACTTCCGACTTCCACGGCATATTTCGTAGCGTCAACGGCAGCATCTTTTAGCTTTCCCAATTCTGTAACAGCAACATTCATAATATTACCCGCAAATGCTGCCTTCATTTTTTCCCCAAAATCTGTTGTAAATTTTGTTGTTACTTCTGTTTTCTTTCCATACTGATCTATACTGGTGGCGCACTTATCTGTTGCTTTTTCAGCCTCTTTCAGATATTTCTCATTTTCCTGTAAAGCTTTATTGGACTTATCCAGTTCTTCTGTTGACTTTGATATTTTCGTCTCCCATGAAATAGTTCGTGATTCCGCTTTTTGCAGATTTAATTCTTGTTTTTTCAGAGCTTCTGAATATTTCTCAACTTCCTTCTGCTGCTTACTGTACTCTTTCGTATTCTTCTCTCCGGCTTCATCCATATCGGTCAAAGCTTTTTTTGCGTTTTCCAGTTTTTCTCTCAGCTGTTCAACCGCATTTTTCTGATCGTTATACGTTTTCTTTGAATTTTCTAATCCCGCTTTAGCTCTGGATAATTTTTCTGTATATGCTTGCTGCTGTTTTGTAAGAATCTCCTGCTTCGCTTTCAGTGCTTCCATTGAATTTGCATTATCACTGAACTGCTGTTTTACTCTTGATAATTCCGCTTTCAGAAGGCTCGCTTGTTTGCTGGCATTCGTCATTGCCTGGCTAAATTCCTGCTCGCCATCCAGTGCAAGTACAACTCCTATTTTCGGCATGTCTTTCTCCTTTTTTGCACAATAAAAGCACCTGCATCTCTGCAAGTGCTTTGTATACTTCCATATCTAACTACATATTTTTTTAGCCAGCCACCACAATGCGGCAAGTTCAATCGGCGTAATGATCAACTGTATTACAAATAACAAAATCGGCATCACTATCATCCCTTTCGTTAATATACGATTAATTTATGATATTTTCTCATATATTTTCTGAAAAATCAATAGTTTTTACCTCTTTTAGATTAAATCCAATAAATTATCTTCTTTCTTTTTCAACCCGTTCAATTCCAGGTATTCGTTATATATCAGGTAAAATTTCCGGAGAGTCATTCCGAAAATCTCGTTTTCTGTGTAATTTAAAATTTTGCATCCAATGTAAAGCAACCGGGCAACATTTACTGCCCGGTCTCTGCTTTTGGGTCGTCGTCCTCGTCATCCTCATCCGGTTCCGGATTTGAGATTCCGAATGCATTTAATACTTTCCATGCCACCTGTCTGTATATCGGAAAAGTAACCATCTCTCCAATTTCCTCTTCCGTGACTTTCGTCTCTTCGTTGCTCAACATGATAGACAGGATTTTCTTATATTCTTCTAAAATTTCATGAGACGTATTCCCATCTGCCGCTTCTACAAATATTGAAACTGCATCGTACAGTGCTTTGTTTGTCTCGCTCTGTATTTCGTCGATCTTATTGATGGTGAACAGAAGCTCGCGCTTCTGCCCACCCAGTTCAATCTCTATCCCTTTCGGTCTTAAATCACTCATTTACTGTTTCCTCTTTTACTTTGGCTTTTTCTTCCAACCATGCAATTACTTCTTTTTCTGTTGTGAATACAACTTTTTCCATAACAGCATTTTCACCGTTTTCCCCTACCGGCGTCGGGTATGCTTTTCCTTCAATGGTCGGAGTCTGGAAATCAGTAGTATCTCCTTTTGTCTGTGCCTCTTCGTTTGGTTCGGAATTCTGCACTTTATAGAGCCAGATTCCTGTGAAGGATACAACATTGTTCTTTTTTCTGCGTTTATAGAATCCCATTCCGAAATACGGTGCCACATCGTCAGTTCCCACTACCATTCTTTCCGGTGTCCCTTCCGCAGCTGCTTCGTAGTTGTGTCCGAGCAGTTCCGCCTGAACTTTCAGCGTGATATCGTCTACATTCAGAGATGTTCCCACATCTTTGATTGATTTGTCTGTCTCTGCCACTCCATCATCCGCATACAGTTCCACATCATTTTTATTTGGCGTTCCTGTGAACTGAATAGCTTTTCCTACCACAAAGCCTTTCTCGTACGTTCCATCTTCCTTCCATTTCGCTGCTACTGGGTACTTCATTCCTACGTGTGCCATAATTTACTCCTCCAATTCTTCATCATTTTCTATATCGCAAATAAATACGATATGTCTTACTTTGTTTCCCGGTTCCACAAATCCATCCACTTTTGGATATGTGAATCCATTTTCGTGTAACATTTTCCGGATTTTTTTCTTTCCGGAAAGATAATTTTTTGTAACCGGCAGAATCCAATGGATCTGCATATGTGCTGTATCACCAATTGGAACATCATCGGCATATTCCGTTGCCTCGTCTGTGTCAAGGTTGAATGTGATGTACTCTTCTTCCTCTCCGGTGTGGAAATCCTCACTGATTGGTAATCCGAAATCTTTCAGGGCATTTCGGACTTTCTGATTGATCGTCACAGTTTTTCAACCTCCTCGCTGATTACACGTTCCATTTCTTGAATGCAAGCGCTTTGTGCGCTGCTGATTGCCGTCTGTCTGACCGGGTGCGGTGCCTGGCCGTGCGAAGATACGCCATATTCCAGATACGCCATCTTCTCCACATTTCTCAAGCCATTTTTGTCTTTTCCTTCCGGTTTCACAACCGAAAACACGCCCATGTCATTCTCTTTCGCCTTTGTGGCTTTGATTGATCCGGCAAGTTCTCCTGTTGCGTAGCCTCGATTTGTAGCTGATGATACTGCCGACCTGAGTGATTTTTCCAAAATTGGCGCAGCTTTATCAACCGCTTTAATCGCCATTTTCTCCGGTTCTGCAAGCTTTTTCATGAGTTTGTCCAAATCGTCAAACCCTTCGAGAGAAATGTGTGCCATCCGATCACCGTCCCCTCTCTCGCTTTTTGCAGGTCAGGACTACTGTTCCGGCTTTATTTTTCCGGAACGTTCTCTGGATATCATATACTTCTCCTGTCGCTTCGTCTCTCAAAAACGACTGTCCAGAATAATTGCATGCTATGATTTCAATATTCTGATTGGCCGAATATCCAAGCTGATTTGCAAGGGCCTCATCATCCCTGGTGAGGTCTGTGAAGTTGGCCGGGATGCCTCCCAGCCACTCATATTGCGTATCCACCGGGAATCCATCATCGTCCAGAGATTCCATTTTCTTTAGTGGTAAGCTGATGCTATGATTCCACATCCGTTTCCACCTCCATTGTCAGACGGAATACTTTTTTGCGGTACAAATCCATATACCGGTTGGTGTCCGTTCTGTCGTTCCCGATATTCGCTTTCACATAAAATGTCACTGCTGTAATGACACCTGCTGCTTCAGCTTCAATCACATTTTCCGGCACTCCAGATGCCTTCATGTCATCTTTGCAGTCATCGATATACAGCTTGATATCCTCATCATAAATCGTGATCGCTTCGGCAATCCCACATCTCTTTTTAATCAATTCCAGCATATCTTCACCGCCTTATCCCTGCTGTGCCAGATATTCTTCAATGATATCCGCTTTGACAGTCTTAGTAATGCTATAGCCTCGCTCTGCGGCGGAAGCTTTGATTTCTGCAATTGTCATTTTGCCAAGTTCCTCCGCCGACAGGCGGCTGTCATCGCTATAGCTTTCTATTCCCCCGTTACAGTCTCATCTTCAAGTTCGATTTCACCGTATACGATGGCTTCCAGATCTTTCGGCTGCACATCTTCTCTCTCGATTGCACGATAGAGGGTTAAGTCTTCCTCGAATGCGTTCAGGTCTCCAACAGCTGCAATGTTAGATGTGATAATACTGGTCTGGTTTCTGTCGAAGAATTTAATCGCTTCTTTCAGATCTCCAATAATCACCGGAATCTTTCTTTTACCCTGTGTCGCAACATCAGATGGCATATCTGCATTTGGGATAACTTTGATTGGTACAATCGTTGCTCCTGCTCTCAGCTGCATTACCGCAGGCTCTGTCGGGTTTGGCTGCAGAAGGTCTCTTCCATTTGCATCTTTCAACGTGTCAAGATACTGCATACCATCATCGTTTGTGATGATTTTTGACGTCGCTTTAAACGCCTGTCCCAGCGTAACATTCAGTGCTTTTTTGATATCATCCAGTCCGCTGAGTGTTGTTTTTCCTTTCTTTGCTGCTACTTCCAGAATCAGCTTATTTCTTGTCACCCTGGACTCATCTCCGATCCACGCAATCAGTGTTCCGGCGATATTTGCATCGGAATCATCTAAAAGCTCATTTGTAACCGGGAAGTATCCGGCATATTTGGCGATCTCGTAATCTATCCGTTCGAACTGCGGTGTCTTTCCACCTGGAATCTTACCGCCCTCTCCCACTTTGGTGAATCCTGTCTGCTGTGCACGTTTTTTATATGTTCTGGATCCTTTTGAAGTCGTAACTTTTTCTACATCAACCTCATTGATCAGAGATGCTTTTGCTTCTCTGTATTCGTTGATCTGTGTCTGGATATCTTCCGGAACGGTGTATCCGCCATCCGCTTTAGAACCTTCCGACATCGAATCCTGAAATCCTCTTCTGGCAGCATCGGCAAACTCTTTAACCGCGTCTTTTGGTCCATCTTCTCCGGCCGGTTTCATCGTTTCCGGCTTTCCCCCTTTGTTCTCCAACTGATCTTTCAGTTTGTCTGCATTGCTGTCGTCAATATCTTTCAGCAAGTCGAATTTCTGCTGTAATTTTTTCAGCTCTTCTTTTTCTTTTGCGGCATCTTCCAGTTTTCCATCTTCCGCCAGACTCTGAACAAGGGATTTCTTCTCATTGATCGAATCTAATAACTCCAATAATTTTTTATTCATGACCTTTTCTCCTTTTTCTTTGTATTAAAAAAGACCCTAAACCCCGTACAGGTCAAGATCCTTTAATAACTCCTCTTTTTTCTTTGCATCATTTTCCAGTTTCTCTTTTTCTTTGGCTACGCGCTGATAGATCTCCGGCGTGAGCCTCAGCCCTTCAAAAGCATTGGTAAGTATCTTCTGTTCCGGCTGTATGATTTCATCAATAAATCCATATTCCAGCGCCTGATCAGCTGTGATCCACGTCTCTTTGTCCATGATTTGCAGTATTTCTTCCACCGGTCGCCCTGACTTTGTTGCGTAGGCACTGGACATTGATCGGTTCAATGTCTGTAACATACCGGACGCCGCATCCATGTCATGGTAATCGCCGGATACTCCCCGGCAGGTTACATTGTGGATCATAATCGTCCCAACCGGACTCATTTTCACAGTTCTGCATCCCATTGCCGCCACTCCGGCTGCCGACGCAGCAAACGACTGAATGATCGCTACTGAATTCTCCACAGCATTTAATATGCTATACAGTTCCTGTCCGGAAGCAACATCTCCGCCATAAGAATTAACCATGACATCCAGACGCTCCCCCGGTATCATGGCTGCTATGATGTTTTTTGCATCATTTGGACAGGTAGAGTCCCATTCCAACCAATCGTAGATCCATTTGTAATCGTTTGGAATGATATCGCCTTTAAGCTCCAGAATCGCCATTTCCTTCTCCTCCTTTCTCATATTGCTTGCCTACATCCGTAATTGGAATGTAATTTCCATTTACCATCAGAATATCACCGCCTTCCGCCCACGGCATATCCACAAATGCCCTTGCTTCATTCGGTGTGTAAATTCCGTTATTTACAGCACTCTTTAGTTCTTCCATCTGTGTTTTCGTGTCTGTCCGAAGGATCGCTTTTTCGTTGAATTTGTACAGGTACCCATCTTTCGCTTCCTGCGGCATCAAAGCTTTTGCGTTGATCTCTTCCTCGTACATTTTCAATCTGTATGACATCGTATCCACCAGAAATGTCAGCTGCTGATTTTCCGAATTTGAATATGAAGATTTCTCATAGTTGTTGATCTGATTCGGTTTGATGCCAAATGCCCCCGCAATTTGCAATGCTGAGTACTTCTTCAGTTCGAAAAACTGTGCATCCGTCAGATTCATCTTCAATGGTGTGAGCGTCAATCCCACTGGTACCGGTATCACTTTCCCGGCATTTTGTGAACCTGTGAGTTTGTCCGCAAATTTTTTCTTTAACTTCTCTATTCTGGTATCGTCAAAATCCCCGGTATACTGTAATGCCATACTCGCAGTCAGACCCTGCTCATACAGATTATTCATGAATGTCTGGCTTTCCAGCGCGCCGCTGATGGTCTTTTTCAGAATATTACGTACCGGTTCTCCCATGTAGCCGTCCAGACTGTACCATGTTTTAAAGTGCATAACTTCTTCACTCCTAAACAGATACGTTTCGCCTGTCCGCGGATCCGAATATTGATAATAGATCTCGCCGGTTCCGCCGAAGATTCCCTTATCATCCATTATCACATCAACGCAATTCGCCTGCATTGGCCAAATATCGTATACCTTATATTTTCCTCCGAACGTTCCGTCCCTTTCCAACGCCCCGCGTATCCAGATGTATGCATTTCCATAATGCTGACAGTTGAATTCCGTAGTAGTCCACAAAGTCGTTGGTGTCATAAATTTGTTTGGTCTTACAGACAACACATAGGACATATCTGTTGGGTCTGCCCTTATCCGTCCTTTGTCCGTCTGCTGGTAATATTTCAGAGGTAATTTTCCCATTGTCTCACTCAGCATCTTCATACATGTGTAGTAGGTTACCTCATTGATCATCTTCCGATTCTTCCCTTCCGATGATATCCCAAGCCAGTCCAGGAACTCTTTTTCCTCCAAACTTACGCTCTTTCCTGTGAATGCATTCCATGCGTTGGTAATCCTTTGTATGATCCCCATGTTCTCATCACCAGTCACTTTCTAAAAAATTATCAATATAATCCATGTAGTTTGATGTAAATACATGATACATTGCCAGTTTATATGCACAGAGAACCGCATCTACAGGGTCGATTCTCTTTGTACTTGCGTCTTTATCAATCTTAATCAGACCGTTGTTTCGCCTGATCACGGCATTACTCATTGCAAAATTTAATACCGGATTGTATGTATACAGTATGTTTCCCGAATATACCTGTTCGCGGAATCCCTGCGTTGATTCGTTTAAAGATTTATGGCTCTGGTATACCTCTTCAACCTCATATCCCTCATTGGACAGATCCATCATGAGCTTACTTGCATTAGCAGGGTCAAAGCACAAGCATTCGATTTTCCAATCATTTTCTTTACATGTCTTTATGACATATTGCATGACAGCGTTCTGATCCACGATTGGTGTATCGGTCACTGTCAGAAATCCTATCCTCTCCCAAGCGTCATAGTCCACTTTGTCTTTTGCTTTACGTTCTGCCAGTTTTTCTCGGTTTGGGATGAAAGAATGGGAAAACACAATGTATTTCACAATTTCCTTTCCGGTCTGGTCATATTCGCCGGATAAAAACGGAATTATAAATGCCACGGAAGTCAAGTCAGTTTTTGCCGACATATCGAATCCGACATAGACGCTCATTCCTTTCGTATTAATTGGAATCTCATCTACCTGACACGCTTTCCATTTTCCCATATCCATATATCCGTTTTCTTTTGCCTGCACCCAGACATTCAGCATTTTGGTCAGGAATGCCGTCATCTTCTCCGGTATTTCCTTTGCGATCTTATATGCTTCGCGCAGTTTGTCCCGTCCGTTTTCGTAACTCATACGTATCGGATTTGCCTTCCACCAAAGTCTTTCATTGGATATATTTTCTATATTCTCGGCATCTTCTTTGTCCAGCTCCATGATATCTGCGAAATAGGCGTCGTTTTCTATGTCAGATCCCGGATCCAGCAATCTGGAACAATATGCATATTCCTGTGTGTAGCATGGATATGTCAGATCCATTCCGGCAGTTGTTATGATCATCAATAGTGACTCTTTTGTGTTCGCTCCAAGACCCAGATCATAAAATTCTGTAGTTTTATGCTGGTGGTATTCATCCAATACCAGTCCTGCCGGGTTTGTTCCGTCACCGTTTTGCCCATCTTCTTTACACAATGCCTTAATAAAACTTCCGGTCTTTACATGAGTAATTAAATCCCTTGTAATCTTAAATTTGTTTCTGAGATCTGAACCATTTAACATCAGCCTCGCTTCATTAAATATGATTTTCGACTGATCTCTCTTTGTTCCTGCTGTGTAAAACTCATAGATCTCTTCATTCTTTGTTGCCTGTGTAGATATTTCATACAATGCAACTCCGGCTTCCATCTGCGATTTTGCGTTTTTCCTAGCGACTTCGACAAATGATTTTTTAAATCTTTTATATCCGGTCTTTTCTTCTCTCCACCCGTAGATCTGACATAAGACAAATTTTTGCCACGCCGTCAAGATGATCGGTTTTCCAGCAAGTTCTCCTTTGCTATGCCGGAGATACGAAAACCATTCCACGATTTTCTGTGCTTCTTCTTCGTCCCAGATATAAGTGAATTTATCACGCTGCACATTTCTTGACTCTGTTTTTTTCAGGTCGTCTAAAAATCTTTGGCACGCCCATTTATGTTTCTTGCAACTGATATAGTCCTCAAATTCTGATACGTATTTATCTTGCAGACAATTATTTGCATACTCAATCAGTTCCTTAAGAATCGTCATAAACCATATTCTTCTCCTGTACAAAAATAAGAGCGTCGCAGCTCTTAAATATTTCCAAATTTTTGTTTAATTGTATCTTCTTTCTTTTCCGTTTTTGTAACTGCCGCCTTCAATCTTGAATCAATCGTCAGTCCACAAAGTGATGCAAACTTTCTCATTTCTTCTGCGTAGAGTTTTTGAATATCGATGAGCGGATTTCTGACAATCACCGTTCCACTACGCGTTTCTTTTTCCACGCAAAAAGGAGCATTTTTTAGCTCCTTTGTTGCTTTCTGGTAATTTGCAAATGCGTTACAGTATCCTGCAAGGTTATTCTTATCTAAGTTCCCAATGATATCGATTTTATCAAGCTCTTTTACAAGTCTTTTCCATTCTTTTTTAGCTTCATTATCAATTAACCATGTAGGTGGTTTTTCCAGTTGGTCTTTCCCTACGACAACGCTATTCTCTTCTTCTTTGCGATTCTTTCCATTGATTACAGTTATATTTCCCTTCTGCATTTCAGATGGTTTTCTATGTCTTCCCATACTGGTCCCACCTCCTTTGCCACTTTTTATTTTATATTTAGAAAATTGTGCGAGGAATGTGGGCGGTGCGGTCTGGATGGATATCGAAGAAACTTTTTTGATACCCCCCTACCACTCTATACTTCGAAATTCCCTTAGCATTTGCTCCAATTCCTCTATCATTCCGTCTTTGTTTTCTTTGTATTTCGACTCGATCAGGCTGTGTGTGTCGTGATTCAGGCTCATCAGATTCTCTTCATCCAGTCTCCTGCTCCAATCATCCTTTAGCGGAACAATATGGTGCACCGTATCAGCCAGTATAACCTCACCGGTTTTCATGAATACATACACATCAATTCCATTGTCCCGATCAAGAACGTATCTTCTTTTCTGAATCCAAGCTACGCTGTCGTAAAATACTTTCAGCTTCTTGTCTCTCGCATACCTGTCATACTCTTTGTGTCTTTGTTTCAAGCAGTCACATCTTGTGCCTGAAGGAATTCTCTTTCCGCATCTTCCGCATCGTCTATATATCATATAATAGCCTTCTTCAACTGATTTTCTTCGCGCTGCTGCCGTCTCGTGTACTCCGCCAGTCTATTGCCATCTCACAACTTCGCCTAGCTGCTGCCACCATATCAATATAAAAGACCCCGAGTCCGAAGAACACCGAGGTACGTTCCGATAATTAAACGAGCCGCAGTTACTTGATATAACCGCGGCTCTCTGCCTGTTTGGGAAGTTTCACTGACATCCGTCAATTTGACTTAATAGCATCTTACTCTTTTTGGTCGGGACATTGTGGGACATTTTCAAAATATCTCTGAATTCTTTTCTTTACGTTTTCGTCATTGAAGGCTATTTTTCTCTTTGGATACATATTGTTCAGCCTCATAGCTGTTTTGGCATATCCATCGCCGTCTATGAAATAGAACCGGAACATACTGCGTAGTTCACTCTTCTCCATTGACTCTATGTATTCCTCTGCTGCATTCATCAGCTCCAGAAGTTCAATTTCTTTCAGGTTCAGCTTCTTCTGATTCCTCTCGATCAGTTCCTTTTTTCGGTAGTATTCCGGTGTCGGATATCCACTGATCCGGATCCGTCCAATGGTCCCGTCCTTCCTCGTGCCTGTCACAGAATCCTGTACTTCACTTAGATTGTTGATTTCCTTTTGGAGTTTCTTTATTCGATTTCTGATATCTTTTATTTCTTCTTTCATGTCCGCATATTCGATTAGCACTCTCTTGTCCAATGTCCTACCCCTTTACAGCGTTATTTTCCATCATGTACACTCCCCTTTATACCATACGGTTTCCGATAGAAGCATCTCTTCGCATCTTCTGTTGGCTTCTCCTTCACCAATGATGCGTGTACTTCATCTCCTTTCAACCGGTTTTCGTGTGGTGTTTTCCTTGTCTTTCTTGATCTCAACCTTCTCATCCTCCCTACATTGTTTCTACGATCCATACGATAAATGCAATGATTACTAACACTGCTGCCACTACTAAATGCATATTGCACCTCCTGTTGTTTTTTTCTTTCAATACCATCACCTTCTGTCTCCACTATTTTTGATTGCTAAACTACAAAAAGACAACATCTTCCTTCCGGATCAACGCATCAGCGATACAGCGTGTCATGTGTGTCATGATTTCCGCCTGTGATACTTTTTTCTGCGAATACGCTTTTACGGACTCTACATCATACTCAAATCCTGCATCATCCAGATATTGGCAGATGAATTTTTCGTTATCATCTGAGGACAATCGATGAATCTCATGTTTTTCGGTAAAACGTCTTTTCACGGCATCATCCACATCTTCACATAAATTGGTTGCTGCCATAATGATATGATCATTTGTGATCGTATCGAGTAGCTGGATCAGGCAGGTCGTAGTCCTGGAGATCTCTGACGATGCTCCATCGGTGCCATATTGCCGTTTGACAGCGAGCGAATCGATTTCGTCCAGCATCACTACGCATTTTTGCGAATTAATGTAATTGAAAAGGTTGGTTAGATTCTTTGCCGTTGATCCCAAATAGCTATCAATCATTCTGGAAAAATTGACATACAGATACGGCATGTCCAGCTTATAAGCTACATATTTGGAAAATTCCGTCTTACCTACGCCGCTTTCTCCGTAAAGTAATGTCGCGTTCAGATATGGGATCCTCTTTTCCATCAGCTGTAAGCTGACATCATTCATATTTTTGATTAGATCAAATAATTTTTTCTCGTCCTCTGTAAGAAAATATCTACTCTCTATGTATGCGTTTGACAGATCTTCCATCGTTGCAAACGAAGAGATATTAATTGGCAGCTCAACGATATTTTTATCCTGGCCTTGTAAAATCTTGGTATATCTATCAACATCCCGGTGGTTTTTCTGTGTGGTATCTTCCACACAGCAGGCGAGGGCTGCAAGTTTTGCTTTCGTGAAATTATTTTCAGCAACAAACCGGACAAGTGCCAGCTGATTTTTTGTCATTCCCATAAAAAAAGCTCCTTTCCATTATTTTTGTGTATTTTCTGCTGCTCTCTGAAGATATTCGCTTACTGAACACTTCTCCGTTTCAAAGATTGCAGATGGAAAGATGCATAATGGACGAACCCCGACGTAGCTGACGCAGTCGTCGTAGTTGATGCCGCCCGACGGAGCCACAACGGTTACACTGTATTCATATCCATTACAAGGCGTAGACCACGGAGTTATCATCCACCACCATTCGCTAACATTTGGCAAATGCTTACGGTACTTTCTGTATTCATCGACTGTCAGCAGTGACATTCTATCAAAGCATTTCCCATACTCTGTCTGACCATCAAGTGAAATAAGATCACGCTCAAATTCCGGCAATTCTCCGATTTCTCGTTCTATATTTTCTGCGAACTCACCGTTCAGATATTCTCTGAGATTGCTTTCCTCCCAGTTGCTACTTGAGCTGTCAAACTGTCTAGTCTCAACGATATCATCTGTGATTGCAAGATATCCTTTTTCTGTCTTGTCCAAAATTTTCCACTGAATTCCTGCAACTTCAATTACACTTCCAATTTCCGGTGCTTTGCGATTTTTATTTTTAAATGCTTTAATCTCTTTCTGAGCATCTTTAAGCACCTTTGTTAATTCATTCACCTCTTCGCACTTTTCTCTGTACAGCTTGTCAATCTCAATGATCTGTTCCGGTGTGATTCCTGTGTCCTCATATTCTCCCAGCCGCTGCGTAGCTGCCAGATTGATATTATACCTGTTCACAATCGTATACCCTAATACTTCACCTGTTTTTTTGTATGTAACCGCTTTTGTTAATCTTCTCTTCATGTAAAACTCTCCCTCGCTTTTTATAATTCCTGCATGATATGATGCAATTCATTCAACGGACAGCTTTTACAATGGCTCTCCATATCTTCCAGCACGCCGCATTTATTTGTGTGCTTACATATCTGATCACATATCATGCCCGGAATGCATTCTGCCTCTTCCAGTGCCGCCAACTTCTCTATTGCCAGCGGAAGCAGGTTTTTGTTTCTTATTACTGCTTTTCCTGCGTGTCGTTCTGTGTACCTCACCCTAATACCTCCTTTGATGATTATTCCTCGTCAAATATGGTATTTACCCCGGCTTCATCCATCAGTGCCTGATTTAATTCTTCGAGATATCCCGGCATCTCTTTGGCATAATCGAAGCTTTGTCTGACAAATTCTGCAAATTTCACCAGTCCGTTTTGCTTGCAATTAAAATTCCGATATAAGTAATCACAGCTGATCACCATGAACCGGTTGAACGCATCTTCCACCGCTTTCTCCTGATCTTTTTTTCTGGCTTCTATGAAACGTGGGTCTTTCATAGCCTGTTCTATGGCTTTGTGCATCCTGTCCTTCTGGTGTGCTTTATCTACCCAGCTCATCGTTCTCCTTTCCGCCGGAGATATGAGAGTGTACCCCCGGCTTTGCATATTGTGAAATATTATCCCTCATAGGGCGTGACATCTTTTTGTGATACCAATATGTGCGGTCTTCCATCATCTTCCAGCCAGATCAGTTCGTCAGATCCTAACCACGCAAAGGAGTAGATCGTAGCAATCCCTTCTTCCGGATTCTCATTAGCGTTTTTATATCGGACCTTCTGCCCGACTTTTAATCCGCCTCGCTCTTCCCAGATGTGATTGCGTTTGGTCAGTTTCATGAACTCTTCCCGTGTGTGATTTTTTTCATATTCTCTCTGTACCATAACTTTCAAAAGGTCTGAGACTGCCCGGTTATTATGTACGGCATCTTTCCCGGTTCTGTGATCTTCCAGGCAGAGGTATACTTTGAAGCCATTTGCTTCACTTACCTGTCTATTGATCCCCATGTAAACATGATGTTCTTCTGTGCGCTGCTGCCTGTAATCGTCTTTCAGGAGGGCGCAAAGGAAACAATAGTGTTCCGCCTTATTCTGGATGATAGATCTCCTATGTGTTTTTCTCTTTTTCTTCTTTTCCGGTTTTGGAAACATCAGATTCATACCAATCTCCTCAGACTTTCCCATATTCTTCGTTTCATCTCTTCATTTCCGTCTCTCCCAAACAGCACTGCTGCCTCTTTCATGGTGTCCTTAAGTTTTTCGATATTCCGCCGTTCATCCAGCTTCTTTAAAACCGAATTATTTACAAGGAACTGTGCTTCCGGAAGGCACTCCTTAAATTCCTTTCTGAATGCTTCGGATATAGCCCTCGATACTCCATCCTCGATGTTCGCCTGCATACAGATGTTGTACATGGTATTGATGTCAATCCGTTCTTTCCCGTGTCCTTCAAGTACCATGAGAGCTATTTTTTCATTGATATCCTGCAGGTATTCTTCTTGTTTCCCATTATTGATGCTTCTGACTGCATATTCGAAATTCAGCCGTTTCTCTTTTGCTGTCATTTCCGGATAACAAACCAATCCAAGCTCCATGAAATGATGATCCGGGTTATCCGGTTTTGATGTGTAATACATGATCTCTTCTTCGTCCGGCTCCCGGTCAATAAATGCTGGCCAGACAAATCCGCAGTCCGGATCGCTTACGATCCATCGTCTGATTTTCGTCCTCAGTCCGTTTTCGTCCGCCTGCAGTCCGCCTCTTTCCAGCGTCACCGGGCAGATTGCGCAGATCATGTAATCATAGACATCTTCTGAGTCTTCCAGCGCGATTCCGTCTGCTGCCACTTTTGGAACATCGTATTTATCAAAAAATAACAGGATCAGATAGTTGCCTTTATACCCATATCCGTCGATGATTCTCTGATACAAATCCAACAGTTCTTCACTGCTTTGATTTTCTCGCACCGGTTGTAGATATTCTTTCGGAAAATTGTAAATGCTTCGGTCGAATCTCATTTCAATGATTTTGTCATTAACCTTTTTATTTAAAATCTCCTGTATCATATTTAGATATTTGTGCTGATGTTCTTCCGGCTGATTCAAAAATGTGTCATTGATCGTAAATATGATGTCCCCTCCACTATTCACCAGACAGCCTGCCATTTTGTAAATGCTGCAGTCTGTAATTGTCATTCTCCTTCTCAGTTCTAAAACGTCTTTATTTTCCAGCATTACAACCACGCTCCCATCACGCACGGATCATCTTCCCCGCTTCTTTCGAAAAATATCATGTCCGTGTTTTCTTCAATATCTGTCATGATCTCTTCCAGGCTCTGTGAGATCATGACTGTGTCTGTTGGTATCTTCCCGTTGTATAACCGGGCGATATAATCATTTGGATATCCTTTCGGGTGCTTATATATCGCAATTGACGGTGCGTGTATGCCGCTGAAATCGACCTGTGCAAATGTCTCAACTCTTTTGTCCATGATCTAACCCTCCATAAAATCAAATAGTGTTGGTGTGCTTATCTCGTTTTCTGCTGCCTTCAAATATCCCACTCCATCTCTGAAATAATCTGGATTCAGTTCAATACCGTATCCTCTGCGTCCCATCTTCACAGCTGTCATCGGTACGGTCATCAGTCCCCCGAACGGATCTAACACCAGATCGCCTTTGTTCGAGTACCTGTTGATGATTCGCTCTACAATATCCAACTGTAACGGGCAGACGTGCATCTGCTGCCGCCTCCGGCTCTGATTTGTGTTCAGTGTTCGCATTCTGTTGATATCGTCCCATACTTCCAGATCATTCCAAGATCCCGGCGCAACTACCATAAACGTAGCCGGAAGCTTTCCATCCTCGTCCAGATCCTCTGCAAGTTTTACGTGTTCTTCATAGCTGTATACGTTTTCCCGGCTAAATTTCCGGTATACATTTTGCAGATTCTTTACCGAGATTTCTCTGAGTTCTTCTTTTGATACCAATCTGTCTCCGGAGCTTCTCCAGTACCCATGCGCGTCAATCTGCCATCTCGCTCTTGTGTATTCTTCTTTGCCTTTTTTCACTGGCTCATCCGCGTATGCTGTAGATCTGTCACTTGGCAACTTCCGAAACAGCAGAATGTATTCCGGGCATCCTACTCCCATCTTTGAACCGTCCTTGCACTGCTCTGACCATCCAAGGCGGTATGTCTGGTTATTTTCCCTTACAACATCCGTTAATACTGTGATCATTCCGAAATACTGAAATCCATGTTTCATGTAATGCTCTATGCAAAGCGCATGGAATGGCTCGATTGTCGGCATCCCCGTCCCGGTTACGTTGCCAAATAAGACCCGGTCTTTTACGTGTACTGCTGCCACTCTTCCCGGTTTCAGTATTCTGAGCAGTTCCGGTGTCAGATAGTCCATCTGCTCGAAGAAGCGTTCCGTGTTCTGGTTGTGCCCGAAATCGTTATAGTTGGCCGAGTATTCATAATGATTCCCGAACGGTATGGATGTGTGTATTAAATCAATGCTGTTCGTTTCCATCCTTCTCGTTTCTTCTACGCAATCATCATGTACCGCTGTAAAATATTCACCTTCTACTCTCACCGTCTCAACTCCCATCTTTCTTTCCAGTTTCTTTTCTCTTGTCTGTGTGGATAATCCACATTTCTTTACGATTTCCACCATCTTTTCCACCATGCGTTCGTGATTTTTCCACTTTTCCAGTAATACATCTTTGATCTGACGCTCATTCTCCATGTATATGATGTCTATTACAACCTCTTTGGTCTGTAGGAATCTGTAACACCTGTGTACCGCCTGTATGAAATCGTTAAATTCAAAGTCTATTCCCAGAAATATCTCTCTGTGGCAATATCGCTGGAAATTGCATCCAGATCCTGACAGTGATTTCTTTGTGGCAAACAGCTTTGTTTTTCCTTGTGAGAAGTCTATAACTCTTTTTTCCCGGATGTCATAGTCCTGTGATCCATAAATATCCACTGTTTCCGGTAATGCTTTCTTTATGGCGTGTCGCTCATTTTCCAGATCATGCCATAATACGAAGTGATCATCCGGTGATGCTTCTACGATCTCCTTCATCTTCTCTACACGTTTTTCGATGCTTTCACGCTTCACCTGAGCCGCCTCTTTGAGCCCTGCTGCCGCTTCGTTGAACAGTGAAAACTGACCGTTTTTATCTACTGCATCCCCATAATGCACCGGAAGTTCATGCCAGCGTACTTTCAGCGGTGGAAGCTCATAACCTTCATCTGAATACTCTTCGCATATATCAGACGGTTTTGTAATAAACAGTGCCCAACTGCTTACCCATAACCAGAACTCATCTTCCATGTTCGGATACAATGTCAGATTATTGGCTTTTGTGCTGTCTCTCTGAAAAAATCTTGTCAGTGCCTGACCGGTGTCCATGATTTCCAGATACCCGGCGTAATGTATCAATTCTTTGTATCTGTTCGGTGATGGCGTTGCCGTTGCCACAAGCTTATAAGGCACTCCTTTGAACTTGTCCAGGAATGTTTGATATGTCTTGCTTCCAAAGCTTCTGAGCACACTCGCTTCATCCAGCGATGTTGCCGTAAAATACGTTGGATCAATGTCCCCATCTCGGATTCTCTCGTAATTCGTTAGTAAGATTTCGCCTGCTGCCGCTTTTACCTCTTCCATGTTCCTGACATAGATCGGTCTGTTATATCCTAGAATGTCTACCGCATCCTGTGTAAATTCCTGTTTCACTCCAAGCGGAAGGACTATTAATGCTTTCCCTCCCTTGTGCCTGATTGCCTGGTAACAAAATTCTATTTCCTGTACTGTTTTTCCGAGCCCGAAAGATTCAAACAACGCACGGCATCCACCCTTTAATGCCCACGCTACGGCATCTCTCTGATGCGGTTTCAGTGCTTTGTTGATCTGGTCTTTATCCACATCAAAGCCTCGCTCTACAGCAATTTCTATCTTTGTTTTTAAAAATTCTAAATATTCCATACTTTTCATTAGCCGGTTCGCTATATTCTCCTTTCAAATTCTCCAAGTATCCAGTTCGAATACTCGTGCTTTCCCGTCTCTATGTAAATCAGGTGTTTTTGGCTTAAATCCCGAAGCTCCCGCCATTTTTCCCGGTCTTTGATTGGCTGCCCTTTGGCATTGTGAAAATCATTGGCTTCCCAGCCGTCCAGATAGCTGTCAAAGGCTGTTTTTATGTACTCATCCTGCATATGGATGTGAATTTCGCTGGACACCCGGTATCTTCGCAGTGCCTGTACCATCACGGCGAGGCTAACGGAATGGTAAGAATCCTTGATTTTCCCGAAGCTCTCGCGTGTTTTTGTCATTCCTTCCACGGCCAGAACATATCCGTATTTCTTCTCTGTGATTCCCGGGGAAATGCTGCTTAATTCTATGTAGATGTGTGTGATCTTATCAAACATGGCTTCCCCCTTATCTTCAGAAATGTGTATGTGCGGTATTTGTATCCGGTTTTTGGATTAATGCCCTCGTAAATAGAGTTTTTGTCCAAGTAATATCCCTTTGGAACGTTGATTTTCCTGAAGCTCCCGGATTTTAACGGCTTTTTCTTCGCCTCCGGAATCGGCAGGTTTCTTGAAGTGGAATAGTTGGACTCTTTTAATCTCTTGTCTGTCCTTGGTGTTTTCGTCAGGTATGCAGCTAAGTCCCGGAACTCGCCTTTTTCATGCATGATTTGAAAATTGACTTTCCCATACCTCCATGCGTCCCTTATGATCAGGTCTGCATCCGGGATCCGGTTAATGGCTGCGTGAATATGCCAGGCTCCTTTTGTTCCAACTTCGATGTTGCGGATCCATTTTAGCTCGTAACCTTTTTTACAAAATTCTGATCTTAATCTGTATGTCAGGCTTCTCCAGTGCTTTTTGGCTATCTTCATATCCGGTGGTCTTGCTTCACGTGCATAGGTAAATGTCACGAAGTAGTCTGTTATGTCGAAGTTATTGCGAAGCCTCCAGCGACACATCTTTTCTTTATTTTTCAGATTTTTCAGCTCCATTTGCTCCGGTGTCAGTTTCTGTTTTTTCGCTCTTTGCTGACCCGGTGCTCCGTATTTTGCCGTATGATATTCCGTCACTTCCCGGGCGTATGGAAAGTGCATTGTACTTCTCATGTAACTCATGTCATATCATCCTATCTTTAATCCTTTTATCAAGTTTTAAACGGCTCCCAAAACCGCCGCTTTTCTTGACTTTTCCGACCGAAGATGATATTATGATTTTAGGTTTATTTCGTCTTCGGACGATGGCCGCGCCCTGTTACGGACGCGGCTTTTTCATTTGTAATCCGGATGGCTCTCACGGAGTTTTCCCGGTAACAATGTATCTTCTTTCGCTTCCATGCTGTCCAGTAGATCAGTTAATGCCTGGAACATATCTGCCGCCTGCTTCCCTGTAAACAGCACGTCTCCTTTCAGCTCCCGTATGTACCGGAAAAACCATCTCTTTACCATTCCTCTTGAGTGTCCTATTGCATCCTTGCCCCGTAAAAGTTTTCGTGCCCGATCCAGCTCGTTCGCGAATTCTTCGTCTGATAAAACGTTCATCTCACTCATCCTAAAGATACCCCCTCTCCCAGACTCCCGATATGACCGCCCAGAAGAAAAAACCGTATATAACAGCGACCCAGACCAATGCCAGCGCAATGTCTTTAATCCAGTCGATTAAGATTTCCTTTCTGGTCTTTCTTCTATGTCTTTTCATAATTCCCCTCCTTGTTGACTTTTTCTCTTGGTTCTCCTATTCTGTAAATACAAACGGCAAAGGAGAATCTATATGGATACGCAGCAATTGATAACCATTCAAAACATGATGGATTTACTTTTAAACCCTGTAGTAACTTTCGTAATTGGAATATTGACACTTTTGCTTACTCGCAAAGGTGATTGTTCTGCTACGGCAAGAGAGCGACTTGATTCTGTATATCACCCTTTGTTCTTAGCCATAGAACCGTTTTTGTATAAGCAAGTAAACTATGAGACCGTATTGCCTTTCATCCAAAAATATTATGAGATTGAAGAACACTATTCGCTCTTAATTAACCCTTCTCTTCGACAAGCTGTTAAAACACTCCCTCACAGTGCAGATTCATATGAAACCGATAAATATGGCTACAATCCATGGTTTGTGATCTGCAAATATGTATCTAAAGATTATGATAGGCTTTGCAAGCAGGCGCATCTTCCTGTTCGTTCAATCAGCTATCGTGTAATTAACAAGCAATATAAATCAGTTATTTCAGTTATTTTTGGAGAAATTATTCTTTCTCTTCCAGGGATCATTTTTTTCAGTATCCTTTTAGGCTTCACATTTCCTAAAATGTTAAAAATGATTTACGAGTTATTTGCTATCGTATTGTTAATAAAAATTCTGAAAAGTTTGTAAAATTACAACTATATCCAGCATCCATATGTATACTTTTTCTTCCGGATATATCTCCAGAAGTTTCATGGAAACTATCCATACAACCGAAATCCAAGCAACTTTTATTATGTCCATAACACCTCCGTTTTCTCTGCCGGATCTGCATCCGCACCGTAATAATCAATGACCAAAAGAGATTCACACGAACTTATGAGGATAAAATGTATATTTAGGAAGAAAGCAACTTACCCGGTGCGGATGCAGATCCGGCAGCCTGTGAGCTTGTCCATCTGGTTAACCGCTTATGCGGTCTTATCCGTCTGTTCTAAAAAAAAACGTCTCTTTTCAGCTGCAATCGTCACCTGGGATGCTGCGCGTACAACCCGTTCAATTTCTTCCTGAGTCTTTGCGCAACATTCTTCATGCATGGTTACTCCCGGTATATAGTCTTTTTTCATTCAAATCACCTCTCCTTTACGGTATGCGATTTAACTTGTTTCTGTTTCTTTTTAACTGCAGGGCATTCCTCGCGCCCGGTCTGCTTCTTCTGCTTCCTTCTCTTTCCCTTTTGTGATATAATTTCCCTATTAATTACAAAGGGGAGAGCTTATGATAGTTTATTGGTTACTTATTTTTATCTTCATGTATGTTTTTCTGATCGCGAAATCAATCTTCAAATTACAAGAAATCAATAAAATCCTCGATATTCTTCTTGAATATCTAAATTCAGCTAAACCAATTCAAAGTCACTATGGACTTGAATGTTCTCTTAGCAAGAACCCAAACTATGACACGTGTTTGAACGAAGTTCTGGCTCACTACCCTGTCATTCAAAAATATTCTGATTTTTATGCTCCTCATCTTGAATATGGCGCAAGTGATATTTCCACCTTTACCTCCGCTGCAAAAATTTACAATAATTTTTTAATGAAGCGAAATTACCTTTTTCAAGATTTTAAAGACTCTTTTAACCCAATTTACACATTAAAGGCCCTTTTCTCCGTTCCGAGTCGGTTTTTAAAATGGATTGGATTGACCCATAAATTATCATTTCCAAGATTATTCAATCTGCTTTGCTGGGTTGTTGCTTATTTCATTAATCTTTACTCTGATGAAATAAAAGCTCTTATCGCATCAATCTTTGAACATCTCGTTTAGCATTAAATAACACAATATAAATAGGCAACTTTTTTGATAATAGCTGAGTCTTCCTGCTGAACTGATACATATTTCAATTATCAGGCAAGTAATCAGTGTCATCAGAATAGTTATATATTTTTTCATCTGTATTTTCCCTTCTGCTTTCGATAGTTCTCTTTTTTGCTAATGCTATCGTCTCGATTATCGCATTGCTAAAATAATCGCTGCCGTAGTGAATGATGCTATTGATATCACTAGAGAAAATACTGATAGCTTAAACGAAAATGGTATTTT